TTTTGTCCCGTAACTTGGTGGAGTGAGAGGGAATCGAACCCTAACGTGCCGCGCGCTGGCTTGGACCACCTTAAACAGGAATCGAACCTGATCGTCTCCAGACACCCCATTGTTTGGCGGAAAGCAGAGGAGTCGAACCCCATCCCCGTTAAGAGAACCTGGTTTTCAAGGCCAGTCGCAGGACCATCCCCGCTGCATTACTTTCCATTTGTTTGGTGCACCCTGTTGGAATCGAACCAACTTCTACGATTTTTCAGACCGCCGCTATAACCATATCAGCTAAAGGTGCATTATAGATTTTCGTGACACCTTTCGGTGTTGTCTCGAATGAGCGAGTTTTAACAAACCATACTTCACAGTCAAACCAATGCGTACTTAAACGCCTGCTACTTGGGACTCAAGCCCACCGTCTATCACGAAATTTGATTGTCGCTACGGGTTTTTACCGTACCTGAACCTTGTTCCACCGCTTTACTTAAAAAGATTTATGTGGCGATCCCGTGCATTCTCATTACACTATGACAAAACTTGGTGCCGCAACCTGGACTCGAACCAGGGACCTATGCGTTATCAACACATTGCTCTAACCAACTGAGCTATTGAGGCGAAATCTTGGTACCCAGAGCAAGAATTGAACTTGCTACTCACCCTTATCAGGGGTGTGTTATTCCATTTAACTACCCGGGCATAAATATTGTATGGAAAAAGTTAATCATGGCATAAACGAACTATTCGAAGTTGCCCGCCAATACAAGTATGTAAACTCAAAGAGTTACACTACTGTAAAAACTTTTGTTCCATTGTTTGATAACAAACAAAAGACACCATTTGTGCCTGATACGTTGTCTCAACTGATTGGTGGAAGTAAGTAGATTCGAACTACTGACCTGCTCCGTATGAAGGAGATGCACTACCGCTGTGCTATACTTCCATAATAAATACACAATGAATTTCAGATCATTTTCGTTTTACAGTTTTAAAGAGTCCCAATGGCTGGGCACTGACAGTAAAACACAATACTTAGATAATCTAAAAAACAACTATGAAGGATTACAATCTAACGGTTGGATAGATGCATCCTTCACATATAAATTTAATAGTCACGGGTTTAGATGTGACGAATTTACCGATGATGACTCTATTATGTTTTTAGGTTGTAGTCATACATTAGGTGTGGGTCTGCCGCTTGAAGCTACTTGGGCATACCAAACAGCAAAAGCATTAAAACTGAAGTGCGTTAACTTAGGTCAGGGAGGCTGCTCTAGTGATACTGCGTATCGTTTAGCTAGCTACTACATCGATCGGCTAAAACCAAAGATCGTAGTCATACGGCCACCTGATCCGGCTAGATTTGAAATGTTTAACTATAGTACTAGACCTATAGCACATAATCCTCATTCATCTATGTCAGTTGCAAACTACAAAGAATGGTTCTCATGTGAATATAATCATATTCTCAATGAGGAGAAAAATCTCGGTGCTATAGAATTATTGTGCAATAAGATAAAATCAAAATTTATTATTGCAAAGGAAGTTGACAACGATCCAATAAAGGATGCGGCAAGAGATTTAATGCATTCTGGTGTGGGCAACAATAAACAATTTGCCGACAACTTACTGAACATAATTGGTGCTCCATGACAGACTTGAACTGCCTTCTACGGACTACAAAACCGTTATTCTACCACGTGAACTAATGGAGCATAATAAGACAGGATACTTTTTACTTGCTGGCTGCTCTACCAATTGAGCTACATCGTCCATAAGAACGAAGGAGAGGTTCGAACTCTCAACACGCTAGTTGACGTAAGTATTAGTTGCTGAATGTATCCTAAAACTGGTGCCGCCGGAAGGATTCGAACCTCCATAACTTCCTTAGAATGGAATTTTTATGTTGCTGTATGTACTCTTGTCAGAGTCACCTTTTTAAGCGTCCTAGCCAATTAGACGACAGCGGCATTGATTGGTGCGGGGTAAGAGAATCGAACTCTTGACAAGACGTTGGCAACGTCCTATTTTACCATTAAACTAACCACGCATTAAAATTGGAACATGGAGTGAGATTCGAACTCACGAAAAACTGGTTTGCAATCAGTCACATTAGGCCACTCTGTCATCCATGCATAAAATTTGGTGCTCAAACTAAGAATCGAACTTAGATTTCATTCGTACCAAGAATGTGTTCTACCATTGAACTATAAGAGCAAATTTACTTAGGGGTGACCATCGGGGCTCGAACCCGAACTACCAGAGTCACAGTCTAGGTTGCTACCATTACAACATGGCCACACCTAAGTAAACTTAGAGAAAATAAAACAGGATCGTTTTTGTCGCTAGACATCCAAAGTTAGCTTTTGAGTTGCTGAACCGATCCTAAAACTGGTGCGGGGTACAGGGTTCGAACCTGCGACCTGTAAGTTGGCAACCTACTGCTCTACCAAACTGAGCTAACCACGCATTAAAACTGGACCTTGAGGTGTAAGTTGCAGTACACATTACTAACTATTTGCAAGGCCGTAACGCGGCCCCGCTTAACTCAAGGATAATCTTGGCGTCTCCGGAGAGATTCGAACTCCCGACTCCTTACTTCGTAGGCAAGTACTCTAATCCACTGAGTTACGGAGACTTTTTATCTTTATAATTTTCTCGTCTGTAAACATTCCGTCTACTTTCTGACGCTTTTTTATTCTTTACACCGTATGTCTCTGTTTGAGAATGACAGTTTGGACACAACATTCTAATGTTTTCTTTAGTGTTGTGGTCAGGATCACCGTCAATATGGTCAAACTGAAAGACAATAGAACTTCCATTCCATTCAGTAATACCGCACAATAGACAAGAGTGATTCTGTTGTTCACTAATCCACTCTTTAGCTACCTCAGGTGGAACACCTTTTTTATTGAAGTAAGTTCCTGATAACCAATCTTCAAGGATTATCTTTCTACGATGTTGGGCATGACAAGCATTATCACAATACTTGTTTACTTTACTGTCACCCCATTTATTTTCTTTACCGCAGTTAACACAGTTGTATGTTAGTTTTTTCATGTCATAGACCTCTTAGCATAATATATTTAGCTCTGGGACTATAATTTACTGAGTTACGGCGGCATAAATTTGGCTGCGTGTTTTTGTTATTCTCGTTGAGGTTTAAACGCAAGTTCCTCAAATCAGTTGCAACACAACTTGGCACCCCCTGATGGATTCGAACCACCGAATACCGGAATCAAAATCCGGGGCCTTACCACTTGGCGAAGAGGGTATATAAAACAGGATAGAATTTTTACTGGTTGAATTAAAAGTTCAGAGTATAAATGTTGCTGTTACTATCCTAAAACTGGTGGACCGTAAGAGAATCGAACTCTTACCTAGGACGTGCAAAGCCCCCGTGCTCCCATTATCACTAACAGCCCATTGTTTGGTGGAGGCCGGGGGTATCGAACCCCTCTAGACAAGATACTTGCAAGGCATCTCCGCAGCCCTCTGCTGCCCCCATGATTGGTGCGTTGTGAAGGAATCGAACCTCTTGCCGCCACCCTGCTTAATATGACCACCGGGTTACAGCCGGCGACAGGGAACACAACGCATTAATTAATTTGTAGCTGTGCGAGCCCATCTGCACACTTAGGCTTTTTGTCTTCTCGTTCCAGCTGGCTCTTACGACTGTGGCGTCACTACAAAACTTGGTACTCAGTACGGGAATCGAACCCGTCTTTACAACTTGAAAGGCTGTCGTCCTTACCGATAGACGAACTGAGTATAATTGGTCACCGAGGGCAGAGTCGAACTGCCGCTTCCTGGTTCCAGGCCAGGGATGCTACCGTAACATCTCTCGGAGATAAAATTGGCAGAGGTAATTGGATTCGAACCAATGATACTGATTTCAAAGACCAGTGCTTTAGGCCAGACTAAGCTATACCCCAACAAAATACTTGGCGATCCTGCGGGGAATCGAACCCCGATATCCGACTAGACAGGCCGGTATAATAACCACTATATGACAAGACCATTTAACTTGGCTCCGTGACCTGGGATCGAACCAGGCTCATTTCTGATTAACAGTCAGACGCCCACACCTTGCTTGCTCTCACGGAATAAAAACTGTCACTACAGCATAAGCATTCACAGTGCTTATGTAATGTTCCTCTGTAGTAAGCATTCTAAAACACACTTATAACCTGCTACGCCACGGACACAATGCACTAGGCTGCATATGAGTTTAGTATGTTTTAGAATGCCGTGTATTTCTACACGACATGATAGGGTCAATACCCTACCCAGTGATTTTACAATCTGCGTTAACGCCACAGACTTCATCCTACTGTCCGCCCGTTTAAAGATTATTATAGTGTTCTTTCAGGGCCTCGTTCCCTGGGCTTTACGCACTTATTCAACACTTTTCTATCAGTCATCAAAGAAGAATTTTTCGTCCTCCTTGCGCTGATAGAGTCTTGCACGTTCAATCTTGTTACGGATCAATTGTGCAACTTGTTCTTTTGACAATGTGTGATTAGCTAACCAATCACTCTTGTCATCAGAAGAAGTTTTGTATTCTATCACATCTTCCATTTACTGTCAATTTTCTTTCTGTTGTTTTATTACGACACAAAGAAAAACCCCTGAGACTTTTTAGTTTCCCAGGGGTTTCATAATCTTGTTAGAGTAGTTACTTTAAGCGTAACCTGCTCCTTCTATGAAACTCCCTGGCATTCTCGCATCATTATATGAGCCGCGAATACTAGGTAACATTGTTCCCTCAAACGTAGCCAACACTGGTTGCTGCGGTGCAATTGACCATAGTCCGGAATGTTTAGCAGTTTGACATGCAATGTTTTTCATAGTAAGATATTTAGTCCTGGTTAAAAATTTCGTCTTTTTAAGGCTGTTTTTCATGCCTTTTGTTAATTCATGTATGAATTGTAGCACCTTAGTGATTTGTTGTCAACAACTTTTTTCACTAACTTGCCCAAACTTCACAACTTGTTTTTCGTCCTGAATTTTTCAGAACATGTGTGTAGTATAGCAAGTTATGCTTTTATCGTCAACCTCGTAGTTGCCCAAAAGTTAAATTTGAGTCGAAGTTATGTCTATAGTGTATCCGTGAGCCTTGACGATCGGACCATCTTTTCTTGACTCTAAGTGAGCTAGCAACAATGCGACCGTTTCTTCTATGGGCACTGAATAATGCTCTTGCACCTCAAATTCATGGACCCAAGATACCGTATCGTCATCTCCTAACGCAGGATCAGCTGGTCTGTTGACTGCAAAAATTCCCACTAGAGTAGTTAAGAAATCGTTAATTTCGTTAAGGCGAGCTACATCATGTTCGGGGAAGGTAGTAAGAAACTCAAAAATTGTTGGATGCACTGCCGGATCCCATTTTGGTCCGTTACGTACTACAGCTTTGATATGATATGCCATTTAAAATTCTCCAATTGATACTTTATTTATCTTTTGTAAAAAAATATTTGATAAATATCGTTGATATGAACTATGACAGCCTGAGCCATGGACAGATACACAGTAAGATTTGGCTGTGCGAGGAGCTTGAAAAGCACTTGCCACCGAATGCTGATATACACATCCTAGGATGCTGGTACAATGTGTTGGGTTTTATGCTGATGGTCAGGGATCGTTCATCTATCAATTCTATCACCGGGGTAGACTTAGACAATGATGCAATACAGATAGCAGATAAGTTTACCAACAGTTGGTTATGGAGTGAGCGAGGAATTAAGAACCTTTGTGAGGACGCAAACACATACAAATGTGACACTAATGAGCACACCGTGATCGTCAATTGTAGCTCAGAACACTTTACCTCCAATGATTGGCTCACTAAACTACCAAAAAATACACTAGTTTGTATTCAATCTACTAATGTAACTGATCCTGATAGTCCATGGTTCATAACTCAACCCACACCTGACTTTGATAGCTTCGTGAAACTATATCCAGTAACGCATACATTATTCAGTGGAACTAAGCGAATACAGTACGGTGACTGGGGTTACGACAGATACATGATTATAGGATTGACATGACAGACGGCACTCAAGTTTGGTATGAGGGAGTTAATGATTATTACAAGTATACCTATACCCCAGACCCCGAAAAAAAGATGAATCACTTCCACACAGAGATTCGTGACGTTGAGATACCTCCTCCTAGACCTTTCTATGACGCACTCGCTGATGCTATTCGCATGAAAAAAACAAAAACAGTTGAGGTGTTGTATAGCGGTGGTTTAGACAGTGAGGTTGCAGTAGATGTGTGTTTGCGAAATAAAATTCCAGTTCAAGCAATCACAATGAAAATACATGTTGATGGTATTATAATGAATGTACAAGATTTGTACTACAGTGATAAATTTTGCAGAGAACGCGGAGTAGTTCAAAAAATAGTTGATTTGAACATTAAAGATTTCTTTGAAAACGGAGATTTTCTAAAATACTTAGAACCGTATCGACTTATTATCCCACATGCGTCAACTCATTTATGGTTGATTGAACAATGCAGTGGGTATCCCGTTATGGGAGGCGACTATAATTGGCCATGGCATGGTACCGGACACATTGCAGTAAGTCCGGCTCGTCACGCATACAGTTGTTACAAGAGATTCATGGATGATAATAACATAGATGGATTAGGAAGTTTTACGAATTCTAGCCTTGAAACTAATCTAATGTGCATGAGACAGCATGTTAAAATGATATCAAACGATGTTAATCAGCAGTATGGTAGCGATCATAGAATAATATACTTAAAGAAGCACTTGTACGAAAACTTAGGTTCACACATCCTAGAACCAAGAAATAAAAGTTTTGGTTGGGAGACTATCAATCCTAAAATATTTGATAGACTTTATTATAGAGAATACCTATTGAAACTGTTTGGAGATAACAGACTTAGTATATCATGGGGACAAAAAACAGCCGACGTTATCGGCGGTGAACCTGGAACTTGGTCCAGGCTCGTTTAATTAAAAATCTTAACTTGATTACTCGTCAGTTGAATTAGGCAGCAATCCATTACTGTGTTTGTCTGTAGATTTCTCTACCTCTTGAAACAGGCGTTTCTCTTGCGCTGTCAATTTGTCTTTGTGAGTTTTGCGAGGATTACCGCACATCATACAACCGGGTTGACCACAATCCATAGCATGATGTTTAGCCATACGATGTGGTTCTTTAATCGCTTTATCATGAAATCCTAGACCATGTGCTTTTGCAATCTTAATTTGTTTTGCAATTGCAGTCTCATCTTTGAATCGACGGCGAGAATTGATATACTTTGCGAGTTCATTTGCCATTTTATTTCCTTTAGGTTCTAGCAGTAAATTTTGAACGGGGTGTTTTTGATCCAGTGTGTGCAGGTGTGGGTTTTAAGTCTGGTTGCTTTGTAGACTTGACAGGTCCTGATTTTTGCTGTGCCATCACTTTTTCAATCATTTTGCGTCCTGTACCTATATTTCTTAAATTTGCCATTGACAGTATCTCCTTTAGCTATTTATTTCGTGGGCTACTAACCAGCCTAATTTTAATAAATCACTACGAATCTCGTCAGTAACTACGCTTTCACTGACGTAGGAGTTTACCTTTAATCGATGTTCTTTCTGCTCGACGGTAAGGTCAAATTCTTCTACCTCATCTTCAACGTATCTGATGCCACTGCAATACCAATCAATGTAGTCACCTTTCTCTTGCATGTTAGCGATGATGCCGCCTGCACTGCGCCAACTACAACTCCAACGTTTTTCAGTAAGGATGGGCATAACATCATTCTTAGTAAATTCATTATTACACATGGCAGCATATAGGTGCTGGGCATACACATCGTCACTTTTTACTTTGTCGATGATCCATTGAGTACTTCGCAAATCGTACTCCATGTTATCTGTTTGCCATTCAACAGTTGCTTCCAGTTCTTCTCGGGTCTGTTGCCAAGTGCGGTAAAAGTCAATCATTTCTTGAGCTTGCTCAGGTGTCTTGTTACCTTCTTCGACCTGTTTCAATTGTCCTTGTATTTGAAACATTCCTCTATCTGGACTTTTACTTATCATCTTCTACCTCTATCCAAGTGTGATCGCCTAACCATTTAACTCTTGCTAGATATTCGTATTCTTCGGGCGCACTGCTCGACCAATCATTGGGGCCACTGATACTGAGTCTAGTAAACTGTTTTCTATGGTCATACAATAACCAGTATATGTTACCGTTTGATAACTGAAAGTCGTACTTGGCAGCATGAACCATATCAGTCAAATCGAGTCTGTGCTTAATCTGTTCAGCTTGCTTCTGCAAAACGTTAACTAGTTCCATGATTCTATCATACTCTTGCTTGGCGTGCAACCTCGCAACGTTAAGCATAATATCCTTATGCTTTTCAACGGGCACTAGGTCAAACTTGGGCCCAGAACTTTCGGTCGCATATGGTGTTACATTGCGATTGAAGAAGTGGATCAGCGAACCACTAGAAGTTGAGTCGTAGCTACTTCTACCGTTCGCTGAATTTAGTTTGTCGTCAGACATTAGAACAAGTCAATTTTTTCCCAGGGCAAACCAGCTTTGCCGAAGTGTCCATAGTTGGTTGTTTTACTATAGATTGGTCTGAACAAGTCAAAACGCTCGATGATTCCTTTAGGTGTCAAGTCAACATTGTCTTGTACCCACTTAGTCAAATCACGACCTTGTTTGGCATCAGCAGTTTCAATGTAGAAACTCATAGGGTCTTTCAATCCAATTGCATAGCTAACTTGACATGTTGCCCAATCTGCCTTACCACTTGCTACGATGTTCTTAGCAATGTAGCGCATCATATAGGCAGCACTTCTATCAACCTTAGTAGGGTCTTTGCCACTGAAGGCTCCCCCGCCGTGAGGACTATAGCCACCATAAGTATCAACGATGATTTTACGACCAGTAAGACCAGTATCACCATCAGGACCACCAATAACAAACCGTCCAGTAGGGTTAATAAAATATTCAGTGTCATGATCTAAGTACTCTCTGGGTAAGATAGCACGAATCACTTCTTTGACTGCCAAACGCAATGAGTTGATATCAATGTCATCAGTGTGCTGAGTCGAACAAACAACTTTAGCAATACGCTTAGGTGTACCATCGTCATTATATTCAAATGTTACTTGGCTCTTAGCATCAGGGCCCAAGCAAGTCATTGTACCATTCTTACGTAGGCGTGTTAGTTCTTCAACGATACGATGTGACCAATAGATCGCTGATGGCATATAGTTTTGAGTTTCATTACATGCGTAACCAAACATCAAGCCCTGATCTCCTGCACCAAAGTCGTCGGTACCTAATGCAATGTCTGCACTCTGACCATGTAACTCATTGTAAATCTTTACTGTGCGCCAGTCGAACCCTTGTTGCTCGTAACCTATATTTTTAATAGTCTTACGGATAGTAGATTCTACTTCCTCTTTGTGCAAGATACCTTTGTATTCTCCTGCAACTGTTACCATATTAGTTGTTACCAACGTTTCACATGCACAGCGTAGTGACTTGTCTTCTTTTGCCATTACTAAATCGAGAATGGCGTCACTGATTGCATCAGCTACTTTGTCTGGATGTCCTTCGGACACTGACTCACTTGTAAATAAATAACTCATTGTTTTCCTCTATGACTGATATTTAACGTCACTAACACTAAGAGAATTAAATCCGCTTAGATTTAGAGTAGAAGATATGATTGCCAATCTGTGCAACTTTCTTATATGGCCATAGTGGATCTATAGTCGTATTGTGGAAGAACAATGCAGTCTTGGGTAAAACATCAGTGTATCTGTTGTTGACCAAAACGTCATATGCAACTTGTTCAGCTTGACGATATCTGTGGTTTCGTACCGTAGGAGTTGACTTACCCTCACATACCCAACTAAATTGACACATCTTCTTGTCGTTAGATATCGTTGATTGGTTGATTACTCCGCATGGCGTGCTACTAAAGCCATGTGATACTCGATTCATGACCACTCGTGCAACCGCAGCCATACCAAGCAAACCTTCGTGGCCTGCCTCAAAGTAAATATTGTTTGCCATGCATTTTAGTTGCTTCATGTCAACGTTGACTTGCACTGGCTTGATAAAATTAATAGATTCCATGTTAGATGACGGGGCGATAGTAAGCCCAAACATTAGAATCAACATGCCTAAGAATATCTTAGGTAGGTTAACTAAACTCATAAGTTTTCCTTTCACTGTGAGTGTATCACAGAATGGTTTTAATACCAAATGTTTTGGTATCAGTTCACCCAGCAGTCACAATTGCAAGTAATCACTTGGTCAATTGCTTCCGGAACAGATAACACTGCGGGGGATAATACTTTAGACGTATACACTGTATCTAAATTAGGCGGTACTAGGTCGCGATAAGGTGACCCAGCAAAACTGCCAGGCTCTACGGCTTGTCCTGTGTCTAAAGTAGTGCCGGAACCCAAAACTACGACGGGACCGACTTGCGGAATAGCTGGGACAACGTTATCTAACAATTGACCTAAGCTAGTTGTGTTAGCTCGTACTGAGCTAACTTTGTATACACCATCATAGAAGCCAGAAGGTTCAGGTGGTGAATCAATATTTGGTATGCTAGGAATAGTATATGTTATTCCTGCACTAGTAGTAATACCGCTTCTATTAGTAGGTGCGGTACCATTTGCAATCAATGCATTGGTAGTTGCTTCTGAAGGTTCTTCTGATACAGTGTCGTCTAACGGAATGCCAATAGAAGCAAGTCTTGTTTTGTTTCGTGATTCTCTCATCATGCCCACAAGACTCTGACCACCAAGGGTACTCCAATCTGCGATTGCCTCAATAGTTTGAGCCGTCATATGCGGTAAGGTATCTTCTGCGTAGATGGGCACAGTATCAATAAAGCTATAAATTGTACCTGGGTATTGACTTAGATTAGGATCTCTTCCTGGATAGGGAACAGGAGTTAATGCATTGTTTCGTGCAGTCTGCTCAATCGTCAACTGAGTACCAATATTATTGTACAAAGTATTCAATGCATTGGCTGCAATCGGATTAGCATTATTGATCGCAGTTATTTGCGAGTTAGCTGTATTGATTAATGTTTGAATTGCGCTATTGTACGCAGTGATATCACCCGGATCAGATGATGCGGGGCCTGCAGCAATAGTATTATACAAGTTAGTGTATGTTGTTACTAACCCTGATGTTTGTAATTGTAATATCAAATTTTGGATATCTTTCCAAGCATACGGAAGACCAGACATGCATCCAAAGAAATCACTCATTGTATATGTGCCGTTAGGTCCACTACCTTGGCCAAGAGAGGCTGCGGCTGCCGATGCGGCTGTAGCATCAACTGGGATATCTGTACCACCCACTAGATTCAAGTTTTTAGTAGTTTCTAAATTAGCAACAACTTGTGCAAACTTTTCGATCGGGGCGCCTTTAATCTTTTTAATCTGACGCATTGCAACGCCAAATGCACCACACGCAATCGCAACATCAGTAGGAAGAATACCTTCAAGATACAATCCAAAGTATTGTCCGATAGCATCAGAGTTAAGAGTAGTATTAACACCACTACCGTTGTATATTGGATAGTAAGTTTTGCTATTAGTCGGACCGGGTGATAGATTGTATACTGGTACAGTCAATGACATATAACTACTAGGGAACAGTTTCATTGGGTTTAATAAGTCAGCAAGACTATTCAAACCCTCAGTTTTACAATTCAAAGGAATAAGCACATCAACCAAATCAACACCCACTATTAACAAGAATGCGCTGTAGATTTTTTGCTCTTGTAACTTAGAAGGAACTGAACCTGCTATGATCTTTTCGATCTCACTTACTTGTAGTTCACTAGCCAATAATGCCAAACTCAATGATTGAGTTATAGCGTTATATTTTTTAATAGTTCGCAGCAACACTGACGGCAATCCAAATGATTCTAGGTTACCTAAATCAATTACTTTACCTAATGCAATCAAATCTTGTCCAAATGTTCGCATTGCAAGATTTACTCCCGCAATGTCAGCAGTAATCAAATCATCCATATTGCTATACGTTCCTTCCAAGAACGTAGAGGCATTGTTCATTATGTTGATAGACTTGTTATAGTAACTAGCTACACTTTCGCAATTACTAAAAGAAGACAAGAAATCTTTATACACTACCGATGATGCAGCACTAGGACCATTCCAATTAAATTCGTTCCACGCCTGTAGTGCAAACAAACGAATGAACCCAGCTTGTGTTACTGGATTAGTAGAATCATATGGCAACCACGAAACACCGGGAGTAGGTTCGTCTCGGTCAGGATCTCCATCATTTACGTAACCAGTGAAGGTGTATGTAGATGGTTTACTATCTCCTAATGCTGGAATAGTAGTAGACCCAATAGAAATAAGATTGTTATACGTAGTTGATGTGATTTCTAAAGTAGCTAGTCTTGGGTATGCATTTTGAATAGCTTGTACAAGATAGTTCAATGCAGTCGAGGTAACTATTGTACCCGGAGTATATGAGCTAGTTATATGACTGGTACCTACATATGTAGTAACACCCGGATTGATTGTCAACCCAGTATTCTGTAACAGCGCAGTAAGGGCATCAATGCCCATTGGAGTTTGTTTACCTGTACTCATGGAACGTTAACGTCAGAACTACCTTCAACGATACTATGACCGCAACTGTTTCCTGATCCTATTTTAAGAACTTGACTACCTTCAGCGAAAACACTATCACTTGCGCTAGTTGTTGTTGCAGCAGCATGCGGTGGATGGGGGTTGTATTTTCTACGTGGCCACGGCGCATGTGCAGTTATTTGACTAGTATGTAAGCCGACAGGTTTACCGTTAGCAAACACGGTGCCTGCGCCCCGAATAATTTTGCCACCTTCTTGATTTGCATCACCCTGTCTGCTTATACCTGCCATATTATCCTAAGATTAGTTTCTTATCTGGTACTTTGATACCAGTAGTAGCTTCAAGATATTTCATCTTCAAACTATCGTCTGTAATTGCAACAATTGCAATACTATTAGTATTTAGCTTGAATTCTTCCTTCGGATCTGCGGTAAAGACACTAGGGATTAGTGTAGGACCTTGCTGTGTAGGTGCAATAGAAACTGGTTCTTCGATCTGAATCCAATCACCACCTGATTGAGTTACTTTAGCGATTAGTTCTTCACCTGAGTTTAATTTGAATGTGTATACTTCGTTTGAATTTAGTGCGATTTGCATTAGTTGCTTTCTGTTAGTTTTTGTTTAAGTTCAGTGAATCCACCGATTAGTTGACCATCTAAGATGATCTGTGGAACTGTTCGTGCGTTTGGGATCGCTTCTAACAATTCTTCTTTAGTGTACCCGTCACCAATTTTACGTTCTTCAAAAGCGATTCCTTTTTGAGTTAAAAGTGCTTTAGCTTGGTCACAATAGGGACAATGATACTTACTCCATACGATTGCTTTCATTTTATTTCCTTTTAAATGTTTGGTAAAGAATTATAATCTAGTACATCAGACATGACCCCGATGACATAGTTTGTTGATTCGTTTTCTTGTAGTGCAGTTTGCTTCTTGCTAGTGTCAGAGTGCTTGTTGAACCACGGGATAGGTGTACTCTTAGGAGCACTTGCTAGATACTTGATACCAATTTGATGCAACGCATCTTTAGCGGTGTAGTCAACAAAGTCTTTGAGTACAGTAGCATTCAAGCCAATGACTGGACCTTTGTTAAACAAATAGTCTGCCCATTCTTTTTCTTCACGGATAACATCCATGTACAATTGATAGACTTCTTGTTCACACTCAGCCTTGACAGCTAAGAAACGGGGATCATCTTTGATGACTTGATTGATTAAGAATGCAGTCCATCCCTTGTGCAATAGTTCGTCTTGTAGAATCAAACTAATGATGTTACCGTTACCGATAAAGATTTTGTTCTCTACCATTGCTAGACTTGTAGCGAATGATACCATGAATCTAAACGCTTCCAATGCATAAGATGCATGTAAGGCCATCCAGATTGCTTTGATGTGTTCATGCTCAGTGATAACTTCACCGATCTCTTTACGACAGTTGATTCTATGCAACGTTTCATAGTACATACCAACACTAGACGCCATGCTAATAATTGGTTGCGTATCATGAATTGTGTTAAACACATCTTTAGGAACGTTATAGACGTTACGAATGATGTGACTGTATGAACGACTATGAATGTTTGTTTCAAAGAACGACCAGTTATACATCAATGCTTCTAGTTCAGGAAGACTAACTACTGGTGTAAACACTTGAGCAGGGCCTCGACCTTGCAAACTGTCTAATGCAGTCTGACGCAATAGGTTGCTAGTGAAGATGTGCTTAACTGCTTCGCTTGACTCTTTGAAGTCGTTAGCATCTTTGGTCAATGAGACTTCTTCTGGGACCCAGAAGAAACCACGTGCTGTGGTTTCAAAGTTGGCGATCTTTTGATATTTGACTTCTTCGAATCGTTGAATCGTTACCGGACCTGCTGGGTCCAGAAACATCTTGCGATTCAAATAGTCTGTCTTAGTGGTTAAATTGTATTGTTCTTTGCTCATAATTTGCAACTTTCGCAATCTTCTTGTTCATCAAAATCAATGACTTCCATTGGTCCAGTCGGTGCCTCTTCTGCTTGTTGTTTGCTACCTGCTTTGTTGATTAGCGAATAGTAGAATGTCTTAATGCCCCACATATGTGATTGCATCAAGTTTTTAGCAATCAATGTAGTAGGGACTTTTCTGTCTGCAAAGTGAGCAGGATTATAGAATGTATTAGTACTGATTGATTGGTCAACGTATGCTTGAATGACGGCGCTGGTCTTCAAGTACGCTTCACAATCAGTTTGTTCCCACATCAACTGATACTTGTTCTTCAATCTGTGATACTCTGGTACCACTTGAGTGAATGAACCTGCTTTAGATTCTTTGACTGTAATCAAACTCATTGGCATTTCGATGCCGTTAGTAGAATTAATTACTACAGAACTAGATTCTACAGGAGCGACTGCCATTTGTGTAGCATTACGGACGCCATAGCTGCGCATCAATGCACGTAGGCCTTCCCAGTTTAGTTCTGGAGTGAAGTCTGCTAGTTCGTTAACGCCATTTGCTCTACGCTCCCACGGGAAGATGCCCTTACCGTAGTATGTTTGGTCACTGTTTGCACAACGTCCACGCTCTTGTGCTAGTTCAACACTTGATTCGGTCAAGTAATATGCTTGATGTTCCATCCAACTCTTAACTTCTTGCAGTGCATCTTTGTCACCATACTTGAAGTTACGCTTTGCATGCCAGTATGCTAAGTTAGTGATGCCAATACCGATTGGTCTGATTTCATCGTTAGATAGCTTACTCTGAATGCTCAAAAAGTCTTGATAATCAAGAATGTTGTTAAGACTGCGGTGAAGAATACGGCAAGCCCTACGCATATCTTCTGGATTGCGGAAAGCTCCCCAGTTAATACTACCCAACGTACATAGAGCAATGCGACCATCAGGATCATCCAAACGTTTAAAAGACTTAGTAGGGAGAAGAATTTCACAGCAAAGGTTACTTTGATAGATTGTATGGTATTCGGGGTCAAACGGACCTTGATTCATTACGTTGTCTATGAATACCAGATAGATACGACCAGTATCTGTACGTTCTTTTAAGATGCCACCTTTGAACACATCTTCTGCATTCATTATTTTCTTGCGGAGGTCCTTGCGTTTTTCATACTTAACATATAGTTCTTCGAACAACGCTGTATTAGAGTAGAAGGCTTCATAGAGGTCTGGGACTTCATTAGGGTCAAAGAAGGTAATATTTTCTTTATTCTTGAATCGTCTCCAAAAGAATGCAGAAAGCACCACACCGTAATCCATGAATCGTACTCTTGTCTCATCGGTACCTTGGTTGTTTTTGAGAACAATAAGGTCATCGAATTGAAGATGCCATATGGGATAGAAAACCGTAGCAGATGCATTGCGAATGCCCCCTTGTGAACATGAACGTAGGTCACCGAACCACTTCTTTAAGAATGGAATCATACCGGTGTGTTGAATCTCTCCACCACGAATAGGTGAACCCAATGAACGTAGACGACCAATCTCTAAGCCAATGCCAGCACGTTTACTAGCATACTTTGCCATCATTTCACCTGATGCAAAGATTGAATCTAAATCGTCATCACTACGAATCAATACGCAAGAGCTAAATTGCTTAGTAGGAGTACCCAGACCGGCAAGTACGGGTGTTGCCAGAGTAAAGAGTCCGTCGCTGGCCGCATTATAGTATTCTTTAATGTAGCGCATACGTGCTGAGTTAGGTTCTTCTTTGTGGAAGATAGTTGCTGACGCAACCATGTAACGAACTTGAGGTGTTTCATACGTTTGTTTTGTTGAACGGTTCTTGACAAGATATTTTTCAATCAGTTGCTCAATGGCGGCATAAGAATACTGTTCATCTTTAGAGTGATCCAAGAATGAATCCATCTTGTCCCAGTCTTCTTCACTGTACCATTCAAGTAACTCACTGGTATACAAACCAGTCTCTACGTTTGTCTTTACGATGTCATACAAGCGGGGAGGCTCGTATTCGCCGTAAACGTCTTTACGTAACATACTCAACCGTTGCTTACCAGCTACATATTGATAGTTAGTGTGACCAACATCTGGGTTTGATTCTACGTCAATCAAGTCTACGATAGCTCGTAGGGTGATGTTGTCAATTTCAGAGGTAGTGATGCCATCAAAGAAATGAGGGTTACTGCGAATCTCAATCATTGAAGGACTTACGTCTGCAATCCCTGCGCAAATCTTTGCAACTTGCGCTTGCCACTTTTCTAAATTGAGTGGCTCTTTTTTACCGCTTCTTTTGGTAACGTTAATAATCATTCTTCACCTTATAATTTTGTTTTTATCTTATCTATGTCTATTTTATGGACTACTTTAAATTCTGCTAGATTGTTATTTAGAACCGAATCGGGCCAGTAATTAAGTATATATTTTGCGCTGTCAACCGTGACTATAGCAACTTCTTCACTATTATCGTCTATTGCGATACAGAAGTCAATATCATCTATGCCCGATAGCAACAAAGTATATATCATTCCCAAACCACGTGCTAGATAGCAGTATTCGTTGTCGTTCAACAAATCCCACGGGCCTGGCCACGCAGAGACTTCCTGCGGATGTAGATAATGGTTAACTAGAGGTGCAGACTGCCACCATTTGTCTATTTCTACACATTTGGTAGCAGTGTCTGCATTTTGGAGAGATTGTCGTAGATCGTACCAGTTCTGTAGTCTGGCTTCATAATTGAGTTGGAATACATTCATCACGAATGTACTTATCTGTTGAGAAGTACATCGTGAAATTGTGTTAGAATCGACCAACAGCTACTTCAACAATTCCAGATGCAGATGAGAAGTTTTGTAGAGACTTACCAATGATAGTACCGGCACGTGCTATATTATTAGCAGTGGCATATCCATTACCAGTAGATACTAATAAGTCACCTTTGTATACAGGACCTAGAACTTTAACTGGTACACGTCCTTGCAACGCAATAGTAGCAACGTGTTCACCTTCACATGCATCGTTCATAGTGTATGCAGGGTTAGTTGTAACAACACCAGCAACTCTGAATGAGTCAGTTTCTGTTGACAATGTAACTTCTTGTTCACCGCCAAATACTAGAACTGTACCCGGCTCATATTCTGCATCCGCTACGTACTTTTCTGCCAAGTCAGCGTATGTAGCATTCAACTTAGATCCAGCAGTTAATGTCCAGTTACCAGTAATAGTACCAGCTGTTACGTTTGAACCAGTTGTCATGTTTGTGAAAACAACCGCAGAACTTGTAACTGCAAACGGTGCTCCGTTTGAAAGGACGTTTCCGTTAGGGTGAATAGTGATTGTATCCGCTCCACCAATACCAGCAGTACCTTGGAAATAACTGATACCATATCCACTAGCGTTAAAGAAGTTCCAGATTGGGTTTCTTGCACTAACGATGTAGGCTGTTGATTGGAAGCCTGTACCGGCTGCTGCCTGAACTCCACCTGAGCTAATAACGTTACCGGCATTTACGTTTCCAGATACAGATAAACTAGTTAGTGTACCAACACTTGTAATATTACCTTGGGCAGCAGTTGTTACGGTACCTGCGGTAGTAGCTGATGTAGCAGTAGTAGCTGATGTAGCAGTAGTAGCGGATCCAGCACTTACTGCATATGTTGCGTTAGCTACAGTACCAGTTACGTTTGCACCTGCAATAGCACTCAATCCACTACCATTACCAGTAAACACCCCAGTGTTAGCTGTAAACGCTGTTGCTGTTACTGTTCCATTGACACCTAACGATGTTAATGTACCAACACTAGTAATGTTAGGTTGAGCCGCAGTTGTTACAGTACCAGCAGTAGTTGCAGAAGTTGCAGATCCAGCACTAGTAGCAAACGTTGCATTGGCTACTGTACCAGTAACGTTACCACCAGGAATACTTGTCAATCCTGTTGCCGCGCCGTAGTGTGTGCCAGTAATGTTAGCACCAGTGATGTTACCACTAGATGACAAACTAGTTAATGTACCAACACTTGTAATATTTGGTTGTGCTGCGGTTGTTACTGTACCTGCAGTCGTTGCACTTGTTGCTGCACCGCTTAATGCACCAACGAATGTTGTTGCATGAATCGCACCATTGCTTGAGTTAGCAATAAACACCGCGTTAGCAACCTCAGAGACATTCCCTGTAATAGCATTTGCTAAAAGTAGATATGAGTTACCAGTAGAAGTAGTAGTAACGTTAATAAAATCAGCAACGTTAGCATATGCCACGTTCAAGTTATTAACACGTGTGGTAGATGTAACTGTTAACGGAGCAGTTCCTGTAGCAACGTTCGAAACTAATGTACTTGCGGTTACTGCACCTGAAACGCCCAAACTTGTTAGTGTACCAACACTTGTAATATTGGGTTGTGCTGCTGTCGTTACTGTACCTGCGGTAGTTGCAGAGCTTACGGTACCGGATACGTTAGCTCCTGCTACTGAGTTTGCAGTTGTTGCAAATGTAGCAAGACCTGCGGTTGCTACACTCAAGTTAGCAACTTGCGTGGTGCTTGTTACTACGAAAGGAGCAGTACCGGTTGCTAGTGTACTTGTGATTGCACCAGTAGCACTGATTGTTGTGAATGCACCTGTATTTGCAGTAGTAGCACCAACTGTACCGTTGTGTGCTCCGTTAACTGTACCAACAGTTGCTGTACCTGATACGCTCAATGAAGTGAGTGTACCAACACTTGTAATGTTAGGTTGTGCCGCAGTTGTTACAGTACCGGCTGTAGTTGCTGCTCCGCTTAGTGTACCAACAAACGTAGTTGCACCAATGTTACCCACGTTTGCATTACCACTTACACTCAATGATGTTAGTGTACCAACACTTGTAATTTGTGTTTGACTTGCATTGACACTGAAAGTAGTGTTTGTTAATGTTAATCCAGTACCAGCAGAATAAACTTGCGAACTACTAAACTGTGCAAATGTAATGTTTGTAGTGCCAAATGTAATTACACCTGTCGTAGTAACTACCCAAGCAGTACCGATGTTCACTGTACCTGCAGGAACGTAGAAGTAATCGTTTTCACTCAAGTCAGTTGTACTTGCAGGACCATACGTGTCGGCGTCAGTTGCACGAACAATTGTAGTGCTGTTAGCGTATGTATAAACACCATTCCATGCTGCGTTTGCTTCGTTCTTAACTAGAATACGAGCACCAACGGATGCAATGTTAACACCGTCAACTGTTGTGTATGATCCAGTTGTAACTAAGTTAGCGTTTACACCACTTGAACCGTTGTTATAAGTGATAGTACCACCTGTAGTGGTAGCTAGTGTAGTTGTAGTTGCAGCATTAACAGAAGTATGATATGCCAATCCAGTAGACGCAAGTTGGTCAACATATTGTTTTGTTGCAGCATCAGCGTTAGCGACGGGAGTTGCTAAGTTGTTAATGCTGAAACTGTTCATATTGACGTTTGCGCCAAATGATCCAGATCCAGTTGCAACTAAGTTAGTTGTACCCAAGTTACCTACGTTACTATTACCTGAACCAGATAAATTACCTACGTGTAATGTAGCAGTGACGTTACCAAATGTACCGTTACCTGTAGCACTTAGAATACCACCAGTGATAATATTACCTGCATTCAAGTTACCGGTTGCTGTTATCAATCCACTAGTGATAATGTTGCCATGAGTACCGTTACCAGTAGAACTCATAATACCAGCAGTGATAATATTACCTGCATTCAAGTTACCAGTAGCAGTAATCAAGCCACCGGTTATTAAGTTTGCACCTGTGATATTACCAGTAGCAGTTACTAATCCAGAAGCACTAAAATTATTAGCATTGACGTTTGCGTTAGCATCACGCACAACAATGTTACTAGCTACAGAAGAAATATTAGCATCATATCCATCAACTTGCTCAACGTTTAAGTTGGCAACTTTTGTAGTTGAAGAAATAACGATAGGTGCAGTTCCTGTTGCAACAGTCGATACGAATTGCCCGGCAGTATTAAAGTTACCTGCGTTTGCGTTACCGGTGACAGATAAGGATGCAAGTGTACCTGTACTTGTAATATTTGGCTGAGCATTTGTTGTTACAGTACCTGCAGTAGTTGCAGCACCTGACAGTGCGCCAACGAATGTAGTTGCAGTAATTGCTCCGTTTGACACGTTGGCAACAAACACACTATTAGCAAATTCTTGTAGATTACCGGTTAATGCACTGACAAAGTTTATGTAGTAGTTACCTGAAGTTGCTGTACTTACTACACTATAATCACTGACGTTTGCATAAGCTACAGATAAGTTAGCTACACGTGTTGTACTTGTGACAGTTAGTGGTGCTGTACCTGTTGCTACGTTTGATATGAAGCGAGATGCTGTTTCAGTACCAGACGTATTGATGTTTCCAGCAGATACGTTACCGGTAATACTTGCTGCACCGCCGGCGTTGATGTTTCCTGCTACACCTAAACCTGCATTTGTTCCAGAAAGAATTAATGCACCAGTACCGGTAGTTGTTGACACTGTTGCTGGTTTAATGTTCATTGTTCCCAAGCTATGTTGGAAACGCATTTTTTCGTTGACTGCTAAGAAGCCACCGGTAGCCCAAACGATATCGTTGTTAGCACCACCGTTACCTGTTGCAAATACTAAGTTACCACCAAAACTACTGTTGCCGGTAACACCGTTAGCAAAGACATAACCGTCGTTCTTACCTGTGATTGTATAGTTAACGTCACTGAAGTTTGATCCAGTGAAGCCCATGTCAACCCAACCCTGTACGTCATTGCCGTTATCGGCATACGCTGCAAAGTCAGCAGAACCTGCGTTGCTTGTGTTAACTGCGGCAACTTGAATATATGTTGCGGCTGTGTCTCTTGCTACAACAACTGGGTTAGTTAATCCAGAACTTGATGCACCAGTACCAACATACAAGTCAGTACCAATGATTGCGTTACCTGCTGTTAAGTTTCCAGTTGCAGAAATCTGTCCACCAGTTACTAAGTTACCACCTTGAATATTACCAGTTGCAGTAATTAAGCCAGCAGTACCAATATTGCCGATGTTTGCATTACCAGTTACAGATAAAGATGCAAGTGTACCAACACTAGTAATGTTTGGTTGAGCACCTGTTGTTAATGTACCGGTAAAGAAGTTTGCAGAAACTAAGTTTGCACCAGTGATACTACCACCGGAACCAGAACCAATTGTTGCATTGCCTGCTGTTAAGTTACCAGTAGCACTGATAGCGCCACCTGTAACCAAGTTTCCACCTGTGATATTACCAGTAGCTGTAATCAATCCAGCAGTGCCAATGTTACCAATGTTTGCGTTACCTGATACAGATAAAGATGCAAGTGTACCTGTACTTGTAATATTTGGTTGTGCATTTGTTGTTACAGTACCTGCAGTGGTCGCAGATGTAGCAGTACCACTCAGTGAACCAACAAAAGTAGTTGCATACAACGAACCATTACTGACGTTTGCAAAGATAGTAGCATTAGCATACTCTTGTACGTTACCAGTCAACGCATTGACCATATTGAGGTAATAGTTACCTGTTGTTGCTGTAGCTACAGAACTGAAGTCACTTACGTTTGCATATGAAACGTTTAAGTTAGCAACACGTGTTGTACTTGTAACTGTTAGTGGTGCAGTACCTGTTGCGATATTTGAAATCAATCTTGATGCAGTGACGTTGCCTGTTACGTTCAAGTAACCAGATGTGTAAACACCTTCAGCACCGTCTCTTGTATCAAGACCTAGAATGTTTGCTTTTCCAGTTGACTGGAATGTTAATGAAGTTGCACTGTTATCAAATAAGTCCCATGCAGTCACTGTTTCAATAGAACCAATGTTACCTGCTTGAACATAGAAAGCGTAGTTACCAAGACCAGAACCAGCAGCGTTACCTAATACACCAATGTTGTAACCACCTGAGTGAGTATCGAGTGCGTAGCCACGAACACCAACTGCTGCGCCGGTATCTCCAGTTGCTGATACATATGCTTGACCAGTAACACCAGTACCTTTAGTTGCGCCTGATGTCAATGCGCCACCTACAATACCATCACCAATAGTACCGTTCGCTATTACTTTAGCGCCGGTGATGTTACCGGTAGCTGTAATCAAACCACCTGTAATTATGTTACCGTGTGTTGCATTACCAGTTGAACTCATAACGCCTGCGGTAATAATGTTACCTGCATTCAAGTTACCGGTAGCTGTAATCAAACCACCTGTTACTAAGTTAGAACCAGTAACGTTGCCTGATGCAGAAAATGCACCTGCATAAGTTAATGGTCCAGATCCTGAACGACCTAACTTAGTTGAGTTATCTGCATTACCAAATACAATATATCCGTTAGCTGCGTTTTGTTGGCCTATCAAACCAACAGTGTCTGCATTGTTGATATCACCTAACCATGCATCATCGCCTACTTTAAAGTTTAGTGCGTTTCCGTTATTAGTAGCAGCAAAAGTAGTGGCAGTAACAGTATTACTAGAAACTACTACTACGTTGGCAGTGCCCCCAACGCTCATGTTAATGTTGCCACCTGACGATGGGATACTTACATTACTTGTACCGTTAGTGATGGATGAACCGGCTGATACAGTTATACCAGTTAACTGACTACCGTTACCAATGAAATAAGGAGCTGATAAGTTTGCGGCAAATGACGTAGTGTTGTTACTAGAGTAAGCAGTCATTGTAATTCCGCTTACTACGCCAGTTGCGTTTTGGGTGAACAATCGGAAATTATTAGACGAATCAACATCCATGTTCCATGTGCCGTTGGCTTGACCGGTCATCCCGTTAATTCCAACCCAACCCATCACTATCTGACCACCCTCAGTCGTATTTGACCCAACAACAATATTGTTGTTAGCATATACAATGCCAGTTGAGGTTAAATTACCTACAGTCGCGTTACCGGTAGCTGAAAGGGTGTTAGCATACACATTACCGTTGGCATCCACGATAGTAACTATCGTGTTTGAACCAATTGTGTATCCTTGTTCTGCGTTAAATTGTTTACTTGCCATATTTTTCTCTCAGCTTATTTATTCTGAAAGAAAACATCAGATTAATCTATATTGTGTTGTCCAAACAGTACTGTTGCTACTTGCAGGAGTTACTGCCAATCTAATGAAGCCACCGTTAATATTAACTGATAATGAACCAGTTGCGGCACCTAAAATTACACCACCAAATACTGACCAATCAACGTTAGTTCCGTCAGTTACAGCATGTACCGTTGCAACGCTATACTTAGCACCGGTAGCATCAACACCTTTAACTAGATATTCTACCCCAGTAATACCAGTTGTAGAGAAGCTAGCAATAGTTTGGTTAGCTGTAATAGATGTCGTTGTTACTGTTCCAACTGTTGTTACAGTGGTTCCTTGTGTAACTGATGTAGTGAAGTTTGCAGTTGCACCTTGAACGACACCTGCAGTAGTCAAGTTGCCACCTGTAACGTTACCAGTCGCAGTAATTAAGCCTGCAGTAGTCAAGTTGCCACCGGAGATGTTGCCAGTTGCAGTGATTAAGCCTGCTGTACCTAAGTTACCTACGTTAGCATTACCGGTTGAACTTATTGTAGTTGCAAAGACACCCGTAGTGCCCAAGTTACCTACGTTAGCATTACCAGTTGAACTTATTGTAGTTGCAAAGACACCCGTAGTGCCCAAGTTACCTACGTTAGCATTACCAGTTGCATTTAATGTACCGGCTACGTTGACCCCAGTTGAAGTGATTACTAATTCGTTAGTAGATCCAGCAGCAGAGATGTTGATGTTTCCGTTAGCTGCCGGAATCGAGATACTAGAGTTTCCATTTGCAAAGATACCAATCAAGTTACCTGCAGTAATGTTTCCGCTAGCACTAACAGTAGTTGCAAATACACCTGTTGCTCCTAAGTTACCAACGTTAGCATTACCAGAAACGCTTGAAGTAGTACCAACTAAGTTACCATTGAATGTAGTTGCATACAACGTACCGTTTGTTGTGTTAGCAACAAAGACAGCGTTTGCACTTTCAGCAACGTTACCAGTCAGAGCATTTGCAAACATTAAATATGCATTACCAGATGACTGAGTAGTAATATTAGCAAATTCTGCTACGTTAGCACGTGCTACATACAAGTTAGGAACTAACGTAGTTGATGTAACTACGATTGGGGCAGTTCCAGTTGCTACGTTTGATGTTAGTGTACTAGCTACTACAGATCCTGCAGTAGTCAAGTTACCACCTTGAATGTTGCCAGTAGCAGTGATAATTCCAGCAGTACCTATATTACCAATATTTGCGTTACCAGAAACACTCAATGATGTTAGTGTACCGACGCTAGTAATTTGTGATTGTGTATTGTTTACACTGAATGTAGTACTTGTTAACGTTAAACCAGTTCCTGCACTATATGTTTGTGAGCTACTGAACTGGCTAAATGTAATATTAGAAGTACCAAAAGTGATTACACCAGTAGGTGCACTAACCACCCAAGCAGATCCTTTATTAACATCGCCACCAGATACGAAGAAGTAATCGTTCAAGCTCAAGTCAGTAGTGCTATCAGGTCCATATGTGTCAGCGTCAAGAGCACGAACAATCGTGGTTGAGTTAGCCCATGTATAGACACCGTTCCATGCAGCATTAGCTTCGTTCTTAACTAAGATACGAGTACCGATAGTTTGTACGTTTGCAGTATCGATTAAGTTGAAAGAACCAGTTGTAACTAAGTTAGCTCCGACACCACTTGAACCGTTGTTATAAGTGATCGTGCCACCTGTAGTAGTAGCTAGCGTAGTAGTAGTTGCAGCTACTACCGCAGTGTGGTAAGCGATACCAGCAGAAGACATGTTATCAACATATTGCTTGGTAGCAGCATCTTGCGCAAGACTTGGCTCAGCAAGGTTGTTGATATTCTTGCTGTTCATGTTGACGTTAGCACCAAAACTACCCGTACCAACAGAGATTAAGTTACCAACGTTTGCATTACCCGTAGCAGTAATAGTACCCGCAGTAGAGATGTTTCCAAATGTACCATTACCAGTAGCAGATACAATACCACCAGTGATGATGTTACCTGCATTCAAATTACCAGTAGCTGTGATTAATCCTGCAGTACTGATGTTACCAAAAGTACCGTTACCAGTAGCAGTAAGAATTGATACACCAATGTTACCAATGTTTGCGTTACCTGTTACGCTTAATGTGCCACCAGTGACTAAGTTACCGCCGGTAATTGTTCCACCTGCAGTAATAATACCAGCAGAGCCAATGTTACCTACGTTAGCATTTGCTGTTGCACTCAATGTTGTTGCAAAGACTCCAGTAGTACCTAAGTTACCTACGTTAGCATTACCAGTTGCACTAATTACACCGCCGGTAACTAAGTTAGCACCTTGAATATTACCTGATGCGGTTATTAGACCAGCAGTTCCGATGTTACCAATATTAGCATTACCAGTTGCACTCAATGTTGTTGCAAATACTCCAGCAGTACCTAAGTTACCTACGTTAGCATTACCAGTTACAGACAGTACACCACTTGTAGAAATATTACCAAATGTACCATTACCTGTAGCAGATACAATACCACCAGTGATGATGTTGGCACCAGTAATATTACCAGTAGCAGTAATCAACCCACCTGTGCCTAAGTTACCTACGTTAGCATTACCAGATGTATTCAATGTTCCGGATACATTAACTCCGGTTCCGGTAATAACTGCGATGTTTGCATTACCTGCACTACTGAATGTAATGTTACCGTTATTCAGAACTTGAATGTTACTTGTACCGTTCGTAAGTCCTGATGTACTGATAGTGACAAACGAGAGTACACCTGAGCCATCAGTCTGAATGACTTGTCCAGTTGTACCGCCAGTAATCCTAACGTTGCCAATAGCGTTTAAGTTTGCAACACCTGTAGTGGTTATGTTAGTAGTCGTTATGTCGCCGTTAGCTAAAATAACGTTCGACGGTGTTTCACCTACTGAGAAACCTGCTACCGAGTTTAGGGGTTTTAATGCCATGATTTTATCCTATTTCTTATATTTATCTAAACACCTTAAGGTGCGAACTGTGTAATCAACATTTTATATGTTACTGGATTACTAGTATTTGGAGTTACCATTAATACTAATGACGGAGGTGTTACAATGTTACCAGCGTCATAATCTACTTCGAAGTTTCCAACGCCACCGTTGACAAACAAGCTACCGTATTCAGTAAATTGAACTGTACCATCATAGTAGAGAGAACTAATTTTACATGATTGTCTACTTGGGCCAGCTGGTTCAGTTGCAATAATTTCAAACTCAACTCCTGAGATTTCACTTACTGGAATTGAATAAAGAGCTTGTTGCGGTGAGTTACTTACTGTAGTTGCAAAGTAGACTAAGCTAGTTGACCATTTATATGCTCCTGCTCCCATTTGGAAGCTATTTGCAATAAGATTACCACCAACTTGCAATGTGTTAGTATAGTTGTTGAATGTAAAGTAGGCGCTGCCACCAAAGTTTTCATTATCATTAAACTGTACTTGCGTATTTGAACCACCAGGGGTTCCATTTCCACCGCCACCACCTGCAGACCAACTAAGGTTTCCAGACCCGTCAGTTTGAAGAACGTATCCGTTTAAGCCTCCGCTGATATGTAGGTTACCTACATTACCTAAATTAACACTTGATGCGCCTTGAAAGTTAGCTGTGCTGTTACTTTTGATTTTAGGAACGGTTAGCAAACCACTACTACTATCAAAAGTGAATGTGTTTACCCCACCAAAGTCTCCGCCGTTATTAAACTGCACAGATTGATTATTACCACCAGGTGTGCCACCGCCGCCACCGCCGCCAGTACCCCAGTATAGGTTACCTGTGCCATCAGTAGTGATAACTTGTCCACCAGAACCACCAGTGATATGAATATTTCCCAGTGTTCCTAAACTAATGTCTGGACTCCCTGCAGCGTTTAGATTACCTGCAATACGTAGAACCGCAGAGTTGTTGATTGTTAAGTTACTGCCAATAGTTACTAAATTTCTAAAAGCACCATTTGAAGCTGAGAGGTTTGCCCCTAAACTTAAATTAGACCCAGAATAGTCACCTGAAATAGCAATGTTGGCAGTACTGGTTACGTTACCAGATAATGATAAGCCAGTCAGAGTACCGACAGACGTAATGTTTGATTGAATAGGTTGTGCAACGTAGTTAGCAATGTCAGTTGTTAGACCCGTAATATAATAGCCGTTACCAACTAAATACTCACCTACTACATTTCCGGTTGTAGAAAGATTTCCAACAGATGCAACATCATTTACAATAAGATCACCAGTAACACTTAAATTTCCTGCAATGTTAACAGTATCATCAGGAGAGTTACCAGCAGCAATGTTTTCTACGTTTAAGGTGTTAGTTAACTTGTTATACGTAAATCCCGCATCCCCATTAAATGTGCCTGCATCATTAAACTGAACTTGAGTATTTGAACCACCGGGTGATCCATTGCCACCGCCTCCACCTGTCTGGGCTGTCCAAGACAGGTTACCAGTACCGTCAGTTTGAAGAACGTATCCGTTAACACCGCCCCCGATAGAAACAGCAGAGACGGTACCTAACGTTAATGTACTGCCATTCCAAGTGACATTGGGAATACCACCTAACGTGTTGTTATCATTGAACTGAAGCTGTGTGTTAGTGCCACCTGGATTCGCGTTAAAGGGCTGTCCGTTACTATAGAAAAAACTATTAGCATAGACTTTGTTAGCTGAAACGTTACCTGATAGATTTAAAAAGTTGGAAACAACGTTTCCATTAGCATCAATTACTGAGACGGCAGGTATTCCGACGGAATAGCCAGTGAGAGAATTGAATTTGTCTGCTGCCATAGAGTATCCTGGTTTATTTGTTATAATATATTTATCAATAAAGCCAAAATAAAAATGACGAAAAAAGTACCCAGGAGATCTTTATAAATACTACATGCTCACACAACAACCACATAGACCTTTCTGTAGTAACTGTAACATCAACTTAGCAAAGCCCAACGGTATGAGCAAGCATGGGTTTAAGAAGTGGCACAAATACTGTGTTGAATGCAGCAAGGCAGCATACAACCCTAAGCATGGATACTTGCTTAACAAGAAGAATACATGTGAGGTATGTAGCTTTGTACCACAAGATAAATGTCAACTTGACATAGTGTACAAAGATGGAGACAAGAAGAACAAAGAAAAAAGCAACTTAACTACGGTCTGTGCCAACTGTAGTAGATTGCATCAAAAGAAACTACGAGAGAAGAAGAAGTCAATACTCAACATCACAGTTGATGCTGATGTTACAATTTAACCTTATAAATATGTTAATGACCAATTTAATTGATCGATTTAATACACTGCTAGATAGACCTCAGGCGTTCTTACTATATCAAGGTGGAGAGGGAGGTGAGTTCATGTCTAGTCTAATAACACAATATTCTTCTGTATACAACAATCCTACCAATACTCAGTATGACTCGGTTTTGAATCGAACAATTGTTAATTATCCTAACTTGTATAGCAGTATATTTAATACTATCCCTGCAAGTATAGTATCTAGATCAGAAATCATTGACTTTTTGATTGAACAAGGTAAGATTACTGAAGAATCTATTAGTGAAGCTGAACAATATTTTGATACGTGTAGTATCCCGTTGTTTCGAGCACACCATCTACAATTAGAATTGTTAACTCAAAGAAGTTACACAGAGAAAAAAACTTGGGTACTTTTTGCACCCATTCAATGGAGACAGTACACCCGAGCACTATTATGTGTTAAAAATAAAGGGAAGTTAAAACAGTTTTTATTTATACTGAACAGTAAATCTATACCCACTAGAGAACAAAAAATCATAAGACTGGTTGAGGAATATATGAGTGAGAATAGCATAACCGATACTCATATTATTAGACTAGAAGTATTGTTAAAACAACACTCAATGTCGGTACCCTCTATTGAATGGGTATTTGAACAGCCGATAAGTGAGATATATCAACGATATAAGAATGTGACGTTTCCTATCAAACATTACCATCCGGGGGTTAATAGAACTATAAACACACATCGTGCTAATCCTCTATTTTATCAACAAATTTTTCAAGACCCTGAATACATGGCTAGAGAGTTTATGATCGTAGATAAGAAAGAGGAGTTTTACCGTCGACTACTAGATTGGCATCACGCTAATTTGGATCTTCTTAATAGAGAGAATATCACTGATTTTGAATCACTGAGAATTAGTCAATAACTTTTTTCTTCAACGATAGTAGAGCCAACTAATTCGTTGATCTGTTTCTTAATACTAGCTCGAATGTCGTTTTTCATATAGACTTGTCTTGCTGCATTGATGAAACCATCACCAAACTCCTGATTCTTTTCAGAATCACGTTTGTAATTCTCGATGTGCCATAACTCTTTGTTTACTTCATACAACTGTGAGCGCAAGTCAGTTACGTCAGGTAGATTCAATAACTCAAGAGTAGAACATAGATGTCCATGTTCAATCATTACGTTTGCTCGTTTGAGAGGATCCGCAATGAACAACAATTTAAGTTCTAGAATAGTGATCTTGTCAATCAGTTCACCTACAGAGATCGGTGCTAACACTATCATGCAAATGTTACTCCACCACTTATTGACATGCCACTTAGGCTAATACCCGATGTAATAACTACCCCAGTAATAAAACTGACTGCTACATAATCAATACCGCCCCCTGCCGTAAACGACAATCCAATGTTGTCTCCTTGGTCAACAGAGTTTGCACCCATTAGCCATGCTGAGGGTTTCTGTAAAATTGCAGGGGTCGTTGTAGATGATCCAAACGTACAAACTTTTCCAGCAGTACCCGTCAAGTTAAACGAGGTAAAAGTAGTAGTTGTACCACCACTGAAAGCAACAATTGTTGCCCCAACTGTACTGTATGTGTTAGTAATATCTTTGAATGTATTACTACCACTAATAGTCAATGCACCTGCACCACCTTGGTCCAAGGTAATGCCTGAATAGGATTTACTTCCCCCTGCAAAAGACTTCGAAGATGCACTAGTCAAGCTGATTGTTCCTGTGCCCGTAATAGTAAGGTTCGTAGATGTTGTTGTCTGCCACCCGCCGGTAGTAAGAGTCCATTTACCAGAACCCACTGCAATTGTACGTATGTTAGTATTAGAAGACGATAGACTTGCTGCGGTAACTGCGTAAGTAGAAGCGTTGAAACTGCCATTAGTAACAGTTATTGCACCTGCTGTAGTTAATGCGCTGCCAAGAGTCCATGCACCACCTACACCATTAAACGTAATACCAGCACTGATTGATACTCCGTTTGTTGTAATTGTTTTTCCAGTTGCTGTCGAATTAAATGTAACTAACCCAGTAGAACTCCATACTGTTCCGGCAACTAACGACATTGATCCACTAATTGCAATCGTTGGACTTGTTCCTGTTGCAAAAGTCACTGTACCCGCAGAAACAGTTATATCTAAACAAGCTAGAGCACCTGTCATTGTCACAGTGTACGTGGCTGCTTGGTCAAAGAATACAGAGTCAGATGCCGTAGGTACTGATGCACCACTTGCACCTCCGGTAGAAGCTGACCAATTTGTGGTACTAGTAGTATCCCATGTGCCTGTACCGCCAACCCAATATCTATTTGCCATGCTTATATTTATCACCTTTCGATAGCCGTAAAAAAGAGCACCGAAGTGCTCTTTAGTTCCTTCCCGTAACACAGACCGTAGTCTGTGCTCCCGAACAAGAAGATTCCGATTTTATTGGAATGTCAAGTTTTGAACAGCGATTTCACCAACGTAATCAGCAGCGTTACCGAAGCTAGATGCTGTGTTAGTCAATTCGATGTAACCATAACGAGTCATGAATGACACGACTGGTTCGAATGTTGACGGATCCAAGACAACGCCTGAAGACATCAATGGGATGTATGGGCAATAGAATGCCGCTGCATCAGTTTCGCTAGAACCCTTATAACCAACCAATACTGGTGTAGTGTCAGGAGCGTATGAGTCAACGAACACGCGCATTGCGCCGTTCAATGTACCAACAAACTTAGTGTTTGTAGGAGCTTCGAAAGTACCTTCTGTTGTACGTGCGAATGCAGAAGTAGTTGCAGATTGCAATACTGTCAATGCAGCAGAAGAAACAACAGCCCAGTTACCAGCGCCACGACGAGTGCGTTGAGCGATCAAGTTAGCAACACGGTTGATTAGAACAGCTAGAGCAGCGTGTTCGTCACCAACGTAAGTAGCTGTACCAGATACAGTAGCTTGGTTGTATGTATACTCAGTCGTAGCCAATGTACGTAGAGACAACAAGATTTCTTGGTCGATTTCAGCAGTAATTTCTTGTGCTAAAGCGGCCATGATTTCTGCTTCAACGTCAATACCATGTTGGCTTTGTGCGTCTTGAGCAGCTTCGAATGTCCAACGTGCTTGCAACTTACGTGACTTAGCTTCAACAGCCTGACGTAGAATCTGAACGCTGATCTGCTTACCACCGTTGCCTTCTAGGGCAGCAGTGTTGTTAGCAGTATAGTAATCAGAAGATGTAGCATCCTTTGGTGAACGTGAATACGCTTGAGCGATCTTGAATGGGCTCAATGCTTCTTCACCAGCTGTTACGCTAGTTTGTGCAGCACTGTTATCAGTCAATGATTGAGCGTAACGTACACGTAGAGTGTGGATTTGACCAACTGGACCAGTCATTGGCTGAACGCCTACCAACTCGTTAGCGATAACTGTTGGCATTACACGACGGATAACAGGAAGAATCACACGGTTTAATGTAGCGATGTTACCTGCAGTTGTAGTACCGGCTGTAGATTCAGCAAGTAACTGTTTTTTGGTGTTTTCTAAGATCACACCCATTGTTGAGCGGCGAGTGCCCTTTAAGCCTTCTAACAGGGCCTCTTTGGTTTCGCCCCAACGGCTTTCTAATAGAACTTTTGACATTTTAATATTCTCCTATAGATGTCGTTAATTTTATAGCCCTGCCAGACGTTTGATATCAATAACGTTATCACGTTGACTCATATCAATTTCTTGTTTGACAGTTTGTTTATCCCCAGTAATAACCTGAACGCTTTCGCTCAAAGTAGACTTTTCAGTCTTCTTTGCTGCGCCAGTGTTTAGTACTGCTGGTAGATACTTATCGAAAGCGGCTTGTAGACGGGTAGTCTGCACACTTTCTAGTAAGTTACGCATTGTGCTTGCTTTTTCCTCGTTAAGAGTACCTAACAAATCAGCCATAGTCTTCTCACGAAGATTAGACTCTTTGATAATGCGAACTTCACGTTCTTTTGACTCCACTAATTTCTTAGCGTTGTTGACTTGTTGAATAGATTCTTCTAGTTGTTGATCTTTCAATTGAAGTTGATTCAATAGCTTGCGAGTTTCAGCTTTGTCATTTAAATGAGTAACTGAGAATTCACTTGCGAATGATTCAAAAATACGACGACCAAAGTTGTTCTCACGAGCAACTTTAATGTCTTCTTTCAATTGAGACATTTCACCCTTTAGATGTTTAGTGACAACAGCGTTCATACGAGCAGCAGATTCAGTAACGAAACGTGACTTCAATGCTTCTAATTGTGAACGACCTTCAGCAACTAACTTAACCTTTGCTTCAACTACAGCTTGTTTGTCCTGTGCAAATTCCTTGATTTCGCGGGCTAAAGCGTGAACAATGAATTGCTCTAGCTTTTGCTGGCTCTCTTTGGCGATTTGGCGATCAGAACGAAGTTCTTTGATTTCTTCGGCTAGTTTAGTAACCATGAAGTTGTTGAACTTTGTTGCGCTTTCACGTAACTTAACCTGTGCTTGAATACGGTCTTCATTCATTGCTTGCTTCTCAGCGCGGAATTCTTCAATTTCGCTTGATAGGCTTTCTGTAACCATCTTATCTAGGGCTTCAACCATCACGACTCTATCGTGTTCGTAACGTTGTGCGAATTCTTCACGAAGTTCGGCACGTACTTGTTCGCGGGCTTCTAGCAACTTTGATTCCCACGCCTCGTTAAGAGCCTGTGAAGTTTCTTGGTTGATTAATCCACTTTCAAGTAATGGTTTGATAGCATCTAACATGCTTAATCCCCTTTATTAATTTTGAGATCCTTGATGAGGCGCATTACTTCCTCTTGAAGATATCTCTGTACTTTTCTGTCACTCTGAGCTTCTTTCGCAATATCCAACATCTTATGACCATGACGCATATTCATCATACCTTCATAAATTGCTTTTGGATAAGCATTTGGAGCGCTCGGTTGAGCAACAATATCCACAGTAACTATTTCAAAGTCACTGACACGGCCGTCCATATCGTTCACGTTACCGCTACCACGACTAGATACGCCAAGTTTGACACCAGACTCTAACATTGTAGTCACTAACTGACCCATTGGAGTTGGTAAAATCTTTAATTTGCCGAAGCCATTAGCACCATCCATCCACATAGATGTAATCATATGTGAAACACGGTCTAAGTTAATTTTAAGATCATCAGGGTGATCTACTTCGCCTAAGACTGAGTAGCCACCTGTAATTTGTTCGTTGAGAGTATTAACGGCAGATTCGATTTCAGAAACAGGGTAAACACGCTCATTAGCGTTTTTTACCCCACCCTGAATGAAAATACCCTTCATATAAAGGGATTTTCCTTTGCCTTCACCTTCACTTTCGACCACCATTCCGGCTCTGTCGAAAGTTAGATGTTCTTTGAGATACAAAGCCATTTTCTCTCAGATTCCGATTAGATACGCTTCTTAGCAGTACGTGATTCTGCTACTGGGCTCTTTGCGTTTACGCCTGTTGCTTGAGACTTGACTGGAGCAGGAGCTTTTTCGCCCTTCTCAGAGAAGTTGTTTTGAGCAGGAGCATTCTTGAATGAACCGGCGCCTTTAACTTGTGTCTCACCTTTAGTGTACGCATTGCTTGGAGCTTTTGCACTTGTCGGGACTGACTCAGATGAACCAGCGAATTTAACTGGCTTGCTGTCCATACCAGCTTGACCTGAACCTTGTAGTCCTGGGCTCTTAGTTTGATCACCATTGTCACCCATTTGACCAAACTTGTTATAAGTTTCGCCACCGATTTTCTTTAGTTGAACAGCTTCCATCATAGCTTCTTCTTCGCCGCCAAAATCTTCTTCGCCTTCTTCAGCGCCAAAGTCTTCGTCACCGCCCATGTCTTCTACGTCATCACCTGCGTCACCGCCCATGATTTCTTCGAATTCAGCCATCAACTGGTCTAGTTTGTCTTCGATTTCAACGACACGACCTTCTAGGTCTTCTTCGCCGCCATCCATATCGCCGTCAGCTTCGATGTCAACGATTTCTTCTTCACCGTCATCGTCAGCAGCAATGTCGAATTCTTCTTCGTCATCACCTTCAACAACACCAGATTCTTCAGCATTGATTTCGTCTAGTAGATCACCTACTTGACCGCCCATGCCTTCATCCATTCCTTCGTCATACATCATTGATTCATAAATTTCGCGGGATTTCTCAACCACGATATCATGGAACAATGCTTTTGCTTGTTCTTCATTTTCGTTGATGATTAACTCGATCAACGCTTCAAATTTTTTGTTATCCATTGTTTATCTCCTAAGTAGAATGGCTTTGTAGAATTATTTAGTGGCTATCATAAAAAAGAGCACAATAAGTGCTCATTTTTTGCGTTTTTGCCTAGAATATGCAAATTACAACCCACCAGGTGCTGCTTCGGGGTTTGCTTGCGGTCCATACTGTTCATGAACCTTCTTTAAATACTTTTGTTTTTCGTAATTTCTAACGTCTAACATCTTACGTAATTTACGAATTTGTCTTAACGTCAATTTAGTTTTGCGGCTTTCTTTCCACTTTGGCTTAGAGTTATCAGATGCTACATCTTGATAACCTGGAATAGCTGCGTCAAACATTTCAAATAATTGCATATTCTTATTTATCTCTGGTTACATTCCAGTGCCACCTGGAGCTGGATTACCTGGCATTGGGCCTGCTGTATCACCAACTGCTCCTGCTACTTCTGGCATATCTCCCTCTTCAGGAGCATTTTCTAAGTCATCAGCCACTTGTTGATCGGAGTCCATATCACCAGCAGATACGCCAATGTTACGTAGATCACTACCTTCTGGTTCAACGTCTTGATCTTTGTTGTTTTCTTCACGCCATAGTGTTTCGTTCTTAGAAATTTCTTCTTCGGTTAATCCCAAGAATCTTTCTAATGCAAAACGCTTAGAAATATATGGATACTGTTCGATTGCACTGAATGAACTGATACGTGCTGTATCTAATTCAGCTTGACGATACGATGCAAAGTTTTGAGGTGGATTGAATTCTAATGTGAATAGGCTTGAATCAATATTGAAGCCTCTCCAACGCAAGAACAATTTGAATTCTTCATCTAGTTTTTGACTAACATATTTTTGTAGACGTTCACAGTATTGGTTAAAGCGAAACTCTTGAATCATTGCAGTACCAACACGACCATCACTCAATGGAGTAGGGTTATCATCTGGACCTGTTGGTAAATAGCTACTTGGCACTCGCAAACCACGAGCTAACCTATTGTTGAAGTAGCGTAAGTCATCGATCTCACCTAAGTTTTGACCTCCGGGTAATAGATCAACGCTCGACCCACGGCCATCAGCGGTGACCGGAAAGAAGTAATCTTCGTTCATTGACAATGGATTGTATGTTGCATCCAATACAGATGCGCCACCGTGTGCTGATGGAATACGTCTTTGGTGAATTTCGTTTTTGATACGTTCAACGAATGCCATAGCCATGTGACTGGGCATGTTACCAACGTCAATCTTGAACACTCTACGTTCAGGAGCACGTTGAACACGATAGATAAGAACAGCGTCTTCTAATAGTTCTTTTTGTTTGTAAATCTTGAAAATGTTCTCTAAGATCGACTGACCAAATGGCCAAAATCTATCTAGACCTTCTGTTAAACTCAAGTGAACAATGTGTTTAGCATCAACTGCTGACTCACTTTGACCCAAAGTAAAACGTGAACCAGTTGTATTATATGGCATAGATGGAACTGTGTAGCCTCCACCTTGACCACCGCCACCTGTACCACCTAGGCCTGTTGCAGGATTAGCAGCAAAGTCAGTGTTAGTCTTTGTTGCTACTGTTAAATTCTGTAGATTGATGTTAATATCTTTGATAACGTATTGCTCTGGCTTCTTGCCTTCACTTTCGTTAACGATAACTTTGATGACTTTGGTCATATCAATCCAGTATAACTTGAAGTTCTCTGGGTCTCTGACGAACAATTGATCTCCGTATTTGATAGCATTACGGAAGATTTTGAATGCTCTTGTGTCGAATTCATTCAGCTTACACCACTGTTGTAATTGTGCTTTTAGTAATTCTACTTCGTGCTGTGTTGGATCTTCGCTGAATTCTAAGTTGAATGGTGTCTTATTGTGTTCGTTCTTCTGAGTACTGAACTCAGCGATAATGTCTAAACATGCGTTAATTTCAGCATCAACGTCCATCATTTCATACTGATTGTAACGTTCGATGCGGTTAGGGTGTCCTGTATAGACTTCTGGTAATCGTGAACCATAATTCTTGTATCCGAAGTCATCACTGTTCCATCCTCCAGTAGATGACCCGTTCTGTCCAGGACTACCGTTCCAGGCGCCAGCATTGCTGTTGCCACCAGAAATTGGGCTTGTTACGCCACTCTTATTTGCAAAACGTTTTTTATATGTCATATGGGGATTGTGTTCTTTTACTATTTAGTGTTAGGCCATTGAATTCTTTAATATTCTGTCCTGTATATCGTTACTATCACCCATCTTGTTGATTAATGAATCGAACTTGTCTTCCATCATTGCCATCATGGTTGCAAAAATATTTGATAAGTCATCAGTGTTCGCAGGTGATGATCCTGTCTGTTGAGCAGCCGATGGAGTCACGGAAGCTAAAGATTTTTTACTAACAGCAGTATCTTCTACATTAATAATTGAATTTGGATTTGGTAGGGGCACAACTGCTTCTCTACCATGCAACTCTACTTTATATCCCGATGAAGGACCATCAAACAATCCTCCTGTTCTAGCACCCATTTCAATGTGAGGTGGGTCGTTAGGGATAGTGTTAAAACCGTATTTGGACAACAAGTCTAACTTCTGTAGCATTTGAACGTCAAAACTATTCAAATCTAATGCTCTACCTACATTATGTTTACTCTTACCGGGCGCAGCTTTTGGATTGCCACCTGAGTTCACGTTTGCTTGTTCTTCTATACTTCTAAAGGAACTATTAATTTGTAGTTTTTCACCAGTGGCATCATAGTATTCTTTAGCCATTTGCTGAAATGCATCTGAAACAGAAGGATCAAGTTTTGCAAAATGATCTCTACTTCCTGTTCCTCCAGTAAACTTGACAATATCATCAAATGTTAGTTCTGCTGATGATAGTGTTCCAGTGCTTCCAACAGATTTTGGATTTACAGAACCTCTACCGCCACCTGCAGATTCTGCCGGGGCAGCACCTCGTTTTCCTTGACGAGACATGTTAACGTTACCGGTTGCTGCTCCGCCACCAGTACTAGCCATTGGAGCACCAACAGATGGAGCTCTAGCCGGAGGAGCTGATGCGGTGCCTTTTTTACCATTAAGAAAATTCTCTAGTTCGTCAACTGCTTCCTTAAATTTATCTGCCGCTAGTTTGTTTACCCCTGCAGCATCAGTATACTTGAATGCAATTTGATCCATTTTAAGAGCTAACTGTTGTTGGTCACGAGTTAGATCAACTTGCTCAGTGGTTCTCTTATCAGTAGCCCTACGTTGTTCTAATAGGAAAGCATCAAGATCAAATGTCTTACCTTCTTTTTTGGCGGCAGCTTCTGCTTGGGCAATTGCTTCCGGACTTACTCTCTTATAGAAATCGGCTGTTTTACCATAAGAGTCACCGTATAGTCCCTCAGTGGTTCCACCAATCTTACGAACACTAGCGTACTTGCCGGCCTGCTCGTATACTTCTTTGGCAGCATCGACAGTACGTGTTGCATTAGTACCTATGTTCTTTTCAATCTTTTCAAATGTTCCGGATAAAGTTTGAAGTGCTTCAACTGATTCTTGACTTATGACTGCTTTACCTGCAGCAAAATATTGTGCGGTACCAGTAGCTTGACGACTTAAACCTGCAGCCTGTAGCTGTTCAGCCATATCTGCGGCTCGCTTTAATTCTTCTAGTCTTGCAGTATCACCTTGACGTTCTGCGTCAATCATTGCTGCACGTAGTTCTTCAATTGCCATTACAGCATTACGTGCTTCTTCTTGTTCTTGTCTAGTAGCACCAGTCAATGTTGCTAATTTGTCTAGTTCTTCAATGTACTTACCTGCGCCTTTTGCCAAGTCATTGATGGTTTTGCCTTGCATTAATCCAAATCTAGTCTGCTGAGCCATATACTTCTCAGCATGTGCTGCTTGTTCTGCTTGGCTAATACCCATCAATTCAAAGGTTCTACCCAAACTAGACTTAACTAATGTTCCTGTTGTTTCAGCAAATGTCTTGATACCTTCCGCGGCAGTAATACCAAACATTTTCATGTCTTTGCCCGCTGACTGTAGTATGCCTCTGAACTTATCAAATTCTTTAACAGTCATGTTGGCATTTTGTAAGTTTTTATATAACTCTGTCATGCCACCGGCGCCGGTCATTGACGCTTTACCTAACTCTTGGAACGACTCATATAACTTATCGTTCTGTTCTGCTGCTAGCTCGTTTAATTTTGCTAATGTGACAGCAAAATCTCCTGCAACTTTAGCTGTAGTACCCAATGCAATTGCTGCGGCCCCTAACCCTAAACCTAACAACGAGAGTCCACCTGTGAAGGGAGCTGCAAGGATGGATAATGCAACCGAAGCTGAACCAATACCAACTAAGAAACTACCAAATGATTGAACTCCTTTGTTAAGTTCTTCAGTAAAAGCAGTAACCCCTTTAGCTCCAACTTTCATACCACGCTCACCGTCATAGATTGACTTAGCCATTGTAGTAAACCCAGCAGTTACTCCTTTAAGAGCAGCGCCTGCAAGATCAGCAGTAGCACCCAACAAGCGTAGTCCGATAGTTACACCGATACTACCTTCATTCATCTTTAACAGGCTATTAGTTAAGTTTCCAGAAATATCACTTAGTGATTGATTCTTTTGACTAATATCGTCAAACGTAGAACCCGGAGATTTAACCATCTTTTCAAAGTCATCTAACGACTTTTTCTGACGATCAGATTGTTTCTTCTCAGCGGCTTCTTTTTTAACGAGGTCTTGTACTTCTTTCTTTTGTAGGTTTTGTTTTTCAACCTCAACTTTTTGAAGATCAAGCTGTGTTTGGATTTGTTTCTTTAATAACTCAGTCGAAGTTGTTTGTTCTGCACGTAGTTTAATAGCAGATTCATTTAACTTACCGTTAGCATCAACTAATTTAGCTAAATCACCCAGTTCTTTGGTAATCAGATCATGGCGTAACTTAGCGTTACCTGCTTCTTCACCAAGTGCCTTCTTAACCTGTGCTGCGTATTGAGCTTCAATCTCATTACGTTGGTCGGCAAGAGTCTTTAGTTTTCCAGTACTATCTTTGGTATAACCAAATCTTTCAACATCAGCTTTTTCTTGACGTTCGTTAGCTTTCCCGGTCTGTTCAGCAGACTTTTTGAGACCTTCCGTAACGCCGGTGAGGGTGCTCGTCAACGTGTCGAAGCCCTCTTTAAGCTGTCTTAGCGTTTCCTGCATTTCCTGGTTATTATTTTCGTCCATATTTCTGCCAATAAATAGTTTACTTGTATTTAGCGTTTCTAAATTGCAAGAATTAAGGACAAACTCATGAGCAATAACCCACTAAGACAATATTTCCGTAGACCAGCATTGTATATCACACTTCCTAGCAAAGGCAAGTATTACCCTGAGGGTACTCTTGAAATGCCGGATAACGGTGAGTTACCAGTATACCCAATGACGGCCATTGATGAAATTACAGCGAAGACCCCTGATGCGTTGTTTAACGGTAATGCAGTAATTGAAATTATCAAAAGCTGTGTTCCATCAATCAAAGATCCTTGGGTGTTGCCGTCAGTTGACGTAGACACGTTGTTAATTGCCATCAGAGCAGCTACAAACGGCAATGATCTAGAAATCGATTCATTCTGCCCAAAATGTGAAGAATCTGGTAAGTACGGTGTAAACTTAGTTAGTCTGTTGAGTGATATCAAAGCAGAGGGTTACGAGAATGTCATGAAAATCCGAGATTTAGAAATAAAGTTCAGACCACTTTCATATCGTGATGTAAACAATGGTAACCTAGCACAATTTGAGATTAAACGAGAAATCAATAACATCCAGCTAATAGAAGATGATGATGCTAGAGCAAAGCAGTCGGCTGCTACAATGAAAAAGTTGACAGAGATGAACATCGAGATTGTAGTTAATACCATCGAAAGTATCAAACTACCAAATACAATCGTAGACAACAAAGAGTACATTTCGGAATTTTTACATGGTTGTGATAGAAACACATTCTCGGCGATTCGAGACCAAGTTATTAAACTACGTGAAGGTGCAAATATCAAACCAATGAAAATCAAGTGTGTTAATTGTAGTCATGACTATGAGCAGTCACTTGCATTGAACGTTTCAGATTTTTTCGATTAAGGCTTCTCACTCTAGCCCCTGAGCAGATACAGAAGCTAATTGATAGTATGGATGAAGAAGCCAATACTATCAAAAAGAACGCACTGAAATTTTCTTGGTACATGCGAGGGGGAGCTTCCTATGAAGACATACTCAATATGTCTCCCCAAGAGCGAGAAGCCATAGCAAGTATTGTTGAGGAGAACCTAGACATTACTAAGAAATCTCAATTGCCATTCTTCTAATGGATATAGGTACACTGGATGTACCTATTCATTTGTCATAAGAGGTTTAGAGTTATCTATTCTAGTATCTCTTTTAAAGATGAACTTCGTTCATCTAAGAACTCACTTCGTTCGTTCTTTATTTTTACGGTTAATTTATTCTAACTATTCTCTTTTACTATTAAAGGAGAAGAATACGTATTGCCGCTTTGAAGCCATGGTAGTGCTGTTCAGCACTACCTTTGGTTAAGGGTACATTTGCCATGCCCGTCATCCATAGTCATTTTTCCTCCGAATCATTGCCGTCTTTGTGACATGATCCGCTACCGGTTGCTCTGTAAAGTATAATGAGGCTGTAGTTAGGTCTATCAATGCTATTTCAATTGACGCCTTCGCAACGCACATCTCACACCGCAAAAATGAAATAAGTGTGAGCTTGTTGAGGGTTCGCTTTGCCGATTGCCCTCTCGGTATTCCTATGTTATTGCTAACATATATACTCCAGAATCTAACGGCACAGCACGATCTGTACAGTCTCAAGGAGGACTCCCAACGGAGCCAACGAATTTTTCAAACTTTAGATGTTAATTGTTAAAATGGGGTTATCAGATGATTGTTTTGACGTGGTGTCTATTGATGTTGAATATGTTTTAAGTAATTCAGTGTTTGATGCAAAGAAACTGTCGAACTCGAAGATTGTCCAGTCACCGTGCTTTTTTGATGTGTAATACACAAAGTTGTCAGCCAACCATGTAAATTTGCTTTGTACGCAAACATAGCGACCCTTGCGATTAAACTTCATAAACAGAAGATTAATATCGCCAGGATCTGCTACGTCCATGAGTTGGTCGATCCAAGTATCGATTACTTTACAGTCCCCTGTAAGTAATAGATGAAATGGGAAGTCAGCATAGAATTTGCATTCAATGTTCATTTTACTGAAACTTTGACCGGGTACAATGTCGCCCTTGAAAGAACGAATTTGACCTTCGTGCAAGAATTCTGTACGTGATTGATTCTTCCCACCCACATAAGCACCGGATCCAGGAGCACGAATGAATGATTCACCGTACTTATCTGAAAGATATTTTGCGATTTCTCGCTCGAAACCTGAGCCTTTTGCTTTCTGTGGACTTGTCATACTCTTACTTATCACAGTAGAATCTAGCGTAAATTATTCTACGTCAGTAGCTGTGTTGTAGCTAGTAAATCCGTTTTCTTTCACAACTTTGAGAACGTTAGGTACTCTACCTGCTAGTTCTTCTCTGTGTGAAACAAGCCAGATCGACTTATGACGACGGCGACTCATATCTTTTAGAATTGCTAGACTGTTCTCAACACCCATTGTGTCAAGACCTGAGTCAATCAATTCATCGATGAACAATGTGTTGATCGGTGCATACAAGTTCTCCCAAACATCACGGAATGCGAAACTCAAGCCCAAGATCAAACGATTACGTTCACCACGACTCAAGTTATCAAAGTCAAGTTCACGACCCAACTCAGTAATTTCAACTTGCAAGTCGTTCTTGAAAACGACATTGTGCGGTAGACCAATCTTGTCCAAATAGTGAGTCAAACGTTGATTCAAGTAACTCAAGTTTTGGTCAATGATCTTCTTGCGAACGAAACTATCTTTACTAGTCAACAAGTCAAGCAAGAACTTTTGGTGTTCCATTGCTTTTGTCAACTCATTGATGCGATCAAAATTTATCTCTTGAAGTGCTTGAGTCTCCATGTCAGAAACTTGTTCTTGATACGGATCAGCTTCCTGCGCTTTTGTCTCAATTTGTGATAGTAGCGATGATAGTTGTGTTCTATGCTCGACTGCCTCGGCTTCGGTATCGTAATGAGTAGTTGGGCATTTGCCAAGAACGATGCTAGGAGTCTCAGTAAGTTGTCCATCAAAGGGGTTATTTTCATTTTGCTTATCTTCCCAGATTTTCTTCAAGTTGGCAAGATCGCTACTGTGACGAATCGCATCAGCTTCTGTTGGATAGTGAGTCTTTGGCTTAGTACCAATGTCTTTAACCAACGCTTGATTGATAGCTAGATTCTTTTCGTACTCTGCTAGATGTTCTTTTGCAGTAGCCAAGTCATTACGCTTTGCTGTAAGAACTTTGTCATGCTGTTCGTCATGGAACTCTTGACCACAGGCATAACACTTGTGATCTTCTAGTGACCCAATTTCCGTTTCTAGCTTAGAAATTAATTTTTTTTCTTTACTGATACTTTTGGTTTGGGTATCGATGACAGTGGCGATATGCTTTTGTTCTGTTTCGTCCTTGAGCCATTCTTTCAAACTTGCCCATGCAAGTAGTTCAGGCTCAATGTTGAAGAAATTCTTATCCAGGTAAGCCTTACCTGCGGCTTGCACATCCTTGTCATGTTTCTGTTGCCATGCAGTGGAACGAGCCACTAATGCATCAAACGCATCTTTTTGCTTCTTCTTTTCGTTGTAGATTACTAGTTCTTTGTGAGCTAGTAGTTCACGGTCTATGTCAA